GCCGCGGCGTTGGTCTTGGCAATGCCGTCGGGCAGCGCCGCAAAGCGGTCTGCCACTTCGTCCAGGATCTCGCTGGTGTTCTTCAGCGTGCCGTCCGAGCGCTTCACGCTGACGCCCAGGCGGTCGAACATCTCGGCCGGGGCCTTGATGCCGTCGGCGGCGTCGGATGCCACCTTGGACAGCTTGATGAGTGCCGCGGTGAGTTCGTCCTGACTCACGCCGCTGAGGTCGGCCGCGTAGTTGAGCGCGGTGATTTCCTCGGTGAGCAGGCCCACCTGCCGCGCCTGCTTGGCCGCGGCATCGGCGGCGTCGATGCTGCCCTTGACCCAGTCGGTCACCTGACGCACGCTGACGGCCGCGGCAAGCGCCGCGCCGATGCCGGCCGCCACGCTGGCCACGCGCGAGAAGGCGCGCTCCATGCGCTGGCTGTCCTTCTCTGCCAGGCGGGCGGCCTTGTCCATGCCCTGCTGCAGGCCGGCGAGCCGCGCCTCGAGGTCGATCGACAGGGTGGCGAGTGCCATGGTTCAGTCCTTCGCGTTCGCGGGCTTGTGGCGCTTGATCACGTCCAGGCCGTGCAGCAGCAGTTCGATATCGGCATCGGGAACATCCAGCATGGCCAGCACGGCGGGCATGCCGGCCCAGTCGACGGCGCCCATGCCGTTGCTCAGCAGGTTCCAGGCGCGGATGGCCATGTGGCTGGCTTCGGTGGGCTCTGGCGGTGCTTCGCCCTCGTACTGGATGCCCGCCTGCGCATCCAGCAGGGCGGTCAGTTTCCCTTGGCGGCCTCGCGCTGCTCGATGAACTTGAGCACGTCGGCCTGCACTGCCTCGGCCACGGTCTTGAGCCACGCCACGTTGTCCAGGGCCAGCTCGCGCCAGGCGTTGGGGCCGAAGGGCACGGCCTCGTCCTGGCTGCCCAGGGCCGGGCCGAAGATGCCCGCCGCAGTGAACCCGGGGCCGCGCCAGTCGACCACCAGATCGGCGTACGCCTCCAGCGTTCCGCCCTGCAGCAGCGCCGGCATGCGGGCCTCTGCGGGGCGGCGGATGCGCACCTCGCGCTGGTCGTCCAGGCGCACCCAGCGCTCGCGCCCGGCCAGGATGCGGGCGGTGACGGGGTCGGTGCTCATCAGACGTTGGGCTTGAGCGGGAAGGCCGGGACAATGATGTTGAAGCTGCCCGTGCCACCGGCGCCGACATCCACGTTTTCACCCGGCAGGCTGGGCGTACCGTAGGCCACGCGCAGCACGGTGCTGGTGGACACCTTGGTGATCTTGACCAGGATCTTCCCGCCGCCAATGGCCTGGCTCGCCACGTAGGCAAGCGCCGCGCTCATGGTTTCGGGGCTGCGGATCTGCACGGTGAGATCCTGCGAACCCAGCAGGCCGGCGACGTTGCGGGTCTTGATGTCCGTCAGCCGCGTGTCGTCGATCTGTGCCGCGGCGGCATCGGGCAGGTTGTAGTTGTAGGCCTCGGTGATGACGCCCCAGGTGGCCGCGGCGATCAGGTCGCCCGCGGTGAACGTGCTGTAGTTGGTGGTGTTGAGGCCCGCGAGCTCGAAGGTGTCGGTGGCGGCGTTGTCCGTCATCACCGCCTGCTCGTGCGCCTCGACCATGCCCGCGGCGATGCTGAGGTAGCCCACGGTGCCGTCGGCGATGCCATGGGCGGTCTTGCTGGCCACGCCGGGGCTGGCCTTGGTGATGGCGGTCAGGGCCGCGGCGGTGGCAAAGGTGAGGGCGACTTCGACCTTGATGTCGCGCCCGACGATGGTGGTCATGATGCAGTCCTTTCAGACGGTGGTGAATCGGGCGGCGCCCGGGAACAAGAAGGCCAGCACGCGGCTGGCCTGGAAACGGGTTGCAACGGCGGGCTTCATTCCCACCACTCGGCAGTCAGCACGGTGGCATCGAGCCCGAGCTCGGGGTCGGCACCGGTGGCGCGCAGCGTGACCACGCGGCCGTCGGCCAGCAGCGCGGCCAGCACGGCATCGGCCACCGCGTCGGCGGTGCCGGCGTCGTCGGCCCAGCACTCCACGCGCACCTGCACCTGGTTGGCATGCAGGCTGTTGTCCAGGCTGTACAGCGGGGTGTGCTGCGCGGTGAAGACGATGTAGGGCGTGACGACGCCCTGCTCGACAACGTTTTGCGCGATTCGCGCGGCCGGCACCAACGCGGTGACGCCAGCGGCGGCCGTCAACAGGGCGCGGAAGTCGCTCTCGGCGCTCATGGCGTCTGGCCCTTGTTGTTGAGCTTTGCGATGGCAGGGCCCAGCTTCTGCACGAAGATGCCCAGGGCCTGCTGCAGCCGGGTGGCGCCTTTCTGCAGAAAGCCGAAGCCGGCGCGGATCTTGGGGTTGGTGCTGCGCGCCATCTCGCGCCGCTGCCGGCGGCCTGCGGCACCGCGCCCACCGGTGCGGCGACCGGCCGGGTTCCAGCCAAACTCGAGCCAGCGCCAGTAGAACGGGTCGTCCTGGCTCTTGGCACCGCGGGCGCCCTTCTTGGCCGGCCGCACGTTGACGAACACGCCCACGTTGCCGGCGCGGCGCGCGATCTTGCTGGTGCGCACGCTGATGGCGTTGCGCACGGTTCCTGGCTTGCGGTAGGGCGCGGCCAGGCGCGCACCTTCGGCGCTGAGCACGGGCGCATTGGCGCGGGATTCGTCGCGCACCACGCGCGCACCGGCGGCCAGGGCGTTGCGCAGGGCACGCTTGCGCAGCTTCTCGGGCACGCTGCGCAGCGCGGCCTGCAGCTCCTTCAGGCCTTCGACCTTGAGCATGATGCCGTCAGCGGCCATCCTTGACCCCCTGGGTGCAGTACAGGTCGACCCATTCGCGGTTGGCGCTGGGCACCACGGCCACGATGTCGTAAGGCGTGGCGCCTTCGAGCGCGCGCATGGCGGCGGTGAGGTCGGTGCGGTAGCGGATGCGCCATGCCATGGCGCCCTCGGCCTGCAGCTGGCCCGCGGCAAAGTACTCGCGCCCCTTGGCCGGCATGGGCTGGGCCCACACGCTGGCGTCGGTGGCCAGGCTGCCCCAGGGGCCATTGGGCTGGCCGCGGGCATCGACCCCGGCGGCGCGGGCCTGCAGGGTGATCAGCGTGTCCATGAAACCGGCGTTGAGCGGCATGGTCAGGCGCCCCACAGGCGGAAAGGGTCGAGCAGGCGCTCGCTGTAGTGGCCTGGCAGATCGGCCACGCTGACCCCGGCGGCCACGTCTTCGCGGAACTTGTACAGCGTGCCCACGCGCAGCTTGATGTACGCGAGGATGGGCCCCGGCACCGCCGCGCCGCTGGCGCCGAAGCCGGCCGTGAAGCGCACGCGCACGGCGTTGACGGTGTCGTAGGTGGCGGGCCAGGTGGACAGCGCGGCCGACGGCAGCACGTAGCCGGGCTCGGTGACGTCGTCGAGCGTGTAGTCTGCCGGGTCGAGCACGGCGGTGGCGCCGGCCGTGTCGGTGTAGCTGATGCTGGTGATGGCCGCCACCGGCCCGGCCGGCGAGCCGCCCACCTTGATCTCGACGGCCGGGAAGGCGTCGAGCACGCGCTCCCAGGTCTGCGTGATGATGCTGCGGCCCATCAGGTGCTCGGCGTGCTGCCGCGCGGCGCTGACCAGCGTGGCGATGAGCGCGTCGTCGGCGCTGTGCGTGACGCGCAGGTGCAGCTTGGCCTCGGCGGTGCTGACGGGCTCGGCCGCGGGCGCGGTGATCAGTTTCAGGGTCATCGGGTTCCCCCGCGGTAGATGGGACGGCGCGCGGTCTGCACATTGGCCGGGCGGCCCGCCAGTTGCAGGCGGCGGCCGGCGGGTGAGGCGCTGAGGGGCTGCGCGGCGCCGGGCTTCGCAGCCGAACCAACGATGACAGCCGAACTCGCCACCAGCGCCCCCATCGCCTCGTGCAACGTCAGATGCGCGGCCGAGCCGGCGATGACAGCCGGGCCGGCGGCAATCGCGCCCTCTGCTGTGTGCAGGGTCAGGTGCGCCGCTGCGCCCGCAACGGTCGCCGGCTGCGCTGCCAGCGCACCAACCGCATCGAATTCGCCATCGGCCGAGCGTTCCGCAGCGCCTGCAACGACAGCAGCGCCAGCGGCCAGGGCTCCCGATGTGGCGTGAACGACGATGTGGTTGGCCGCACCGTCCACCGTTGCGGCCTGCGCCACCAGGGCACCAGTCGCAGTGTGCAGCGCCAACCTGGCAGCCGTGCCGACGACGGCAGCGCTTTGGGCTGTCAGCGCACCAGTTGCCGCGAAGGCTGACCCGTGAGCGGCGGCGCCAGAGATCGTCGCCGCCTGCGCGGCCAGGATGCCGGCTGCGATGTGCGGATGAACCGCCGCCCCCGCCACTGTCGCAGACTGGGCGACAAGCGCCCCGGTCGACGTGTGAAGCGTCAGATGAGCGGCGGTGCCGGCTACCGTGGCGGCGTCTGCGGTGAGCGTCCCGGAAGTCGGATGTGAAGTCCCACCCGCCGAAGCCGGCGCGGTGTCGCCGTTTGTGCCAACGCCAAACTGCTGTAGCGTGTGCCCACCGACTGAGTTGTAGGCCGCGGCGCCAGCCCATCCAACGCCAGTGATGTTTGAGTCCGTGGTATCGATGTCCCACGACCCAGGCTCACCGCCACCATCAGCCCAGATTCGCGCCCGAATACTCGTGCCGTTTGCTCGGAATCGAATCCAGTAGTCCACGCCATTGGTAAGCGCGGTCGAGAACGTGGCAACGGTCGTCGGCGTATCTGTGCCGACACACCGATGCACGCGCATGCGGATGGTCGCCAGACTGATCGCGTAGTGATTTGCCGCCTCGTCTGACCCGCTGCCCCGCAGCATAAACACCATGCCATCCGACGCCCCGGATTGCATGGTGACCAGCCCAAGCAACTCGATGTCGTCGCGATCTGAATCGCCGTCGATATCGTTCCACGACGCGCCGATCCAGTCGGCGCCATAGCCGCCGTTCCCAGGATACGCCAGGTCACCGCCGCTGACGCTGAACGACGGGTCGGTGTCGTACCGCTGCGTCCAGTCAGTGCCGAAGTCGGCAAAGTCGTCGGTGAAATACGTGGCCACGTCAGATGTCCTGAACGTCCCCGATGGATACGTCAATGCCTGGGCTGATCTGGCCGACGATGGAATTCAGCATGTCGCGCAACGACCAGCCGATTTGCGCGCTGAAAGTCAGCCCGGCCGCCAGCACAGCATCGCGCGTAGCGGTGCGGATCGGCTGCGGGATGGCGGACCACGCCACATCGAACGACGCATCAGGCAAAACAAAGATGTCGGCATCCGCTTGCACGGATTGCAGGTCCGACACCGCGAACTGATACAGACCCCAGGCGCTCGCGTCGCTCGACCATCCGCGCCACGAATCGGTATATGTGGCGATCTTCGGGTCGATGAACCCGGGCGTGTACTCGCCAAATTTTGAAATGCACCAGCGCTTCATGCGTTGCTCCTAGTTGACACGCCGGCACAGTGCCAGCCGATCAGCGCGCCCGAGCACGCTGCAATACGTCGATGAGCCCTCGACGCTGCGGGTAGAGCAGTCGCAGGCCGCGTCGGCAGGCGCACGCTCTGCCGCCTGCGCGCCACGGGTCACGCCGCCCACCTCGGCCGGCGTGGCCGTGTAGGTCGGACGGCTTCCGTCAACCGCCCGGGTGTTGACAGGCACACGCCAGTCCGGCAGCGGCGGCGGTTTCACGCACGCGGCCACGGCGTCGAACAGGGGTGCCAGCACGTCCGGCCGCCCTGCTGCGGTCATGTGCTGGTCCCAGGCCTGCCGGCGCTGCGCGTCGCTGGCAGCGATGCCCTCGGCCAACACGCGCCCCCAATCGGGCACAGCCTGCGACCACAAGCCCCAGGCGTAGTAGCCAGAGCGCGTGAAGTCGTCGGCCCAGGCCCAGGCCACCACCCAGCCATCGGCAGACTGGCGCACGCATGGCGGCGTCGAGTTGGCACTCAGCGGCCAAGGCCAGTAGGCCGGGGGTGCGGCCTGCGCGGAAGTGCAGAGCAAGGCCAGCGCGAAGAGCAGCCTACGCATGCATCATCTCCCGGTACAGGGCCGCCGCTGCACGCGCCTGGTCTTCCATCAGCGACGCCAGCGGGTCGCGCGCCACGGCGGGTTTCACGCGGGCCTTGGGGCGCCGTTCGCCCGCCTCGATCGCGCGAGCAGTGTCGCTGGCGATGGCGACTTCTTCGGGGGTGTCGAGGGTCAACACTTCCATGCCTTCCTCGATGTCGACCAGATGCAAGGCCTTGCCGCTGCGGTATCCCGGGATGGCGCGGCGCAGCGCGTCGACGATGGCGCTGTAGGCGACGGTGGGGTCATCCCGGCCGGTCTTCCAGCAGGCAATCAGCGCTTCCTGCCGGGCGTCGTCGGCATCGAATGCCACGCAGGGCGCATGCCGGCGCTTGAAGCGCCACACGGCCCATTCGATCGCCTTGCTCACGGCATCGCTTCGTAAGTCAGCGACGAGCACGACACCGTGTCACCCGCGCCAATGGTCAGGCCGCCGGTCATGTTGATGTCCGAGCCAGACGCCGCGACCGCGCAATGCACGACGACCGTGGCGCCTGAGGTTTCCAGCGTCGCCGCGGCCACCGGGGAAGCGTTGCCGGTGGCATTGGTGTCGCTGGAAATGGCGTTGGCGGTGATGACGCCATCGGCGTTGCCGCCGGCCGAGCCAGCCGCATCGAATGCGGTTGCCGACAGGGGCAGCGTGGCGACTGCCGTGCCAGGCGAATCGGCGGTGCCGGACAGCCGGAACACGAGATTGCCCGACGCGCCGATGGTCGAGTCGACCAGATCGGCAACGGTGTTGCGGAATGCGACGGGGTGCGTCGTGCTCATGGCTGGTCCTTCGTCGGTTCAGGTTGTGCGACCGGCGTGCCGATCACGGTGTATTCCTCGACCTTGCCCGTGGCCGCGCGCTTGATCTGGATCGTTGCGCGAAGAACGGCAGGCTTGGCCTGGATCTGTTGTTCGGCAGGTGACGCTTGCGCATTCATGGGGGCCACATCTGTTAAAGGCTGCAAAGCGCCGCGCCCGGCGCGTGCGGTGTGCATGGCCGGGCGCGGGTGGGTTGCCGGGGTCAGACGGTCAGCGCCGCGTCACTCGACGATCTCGACGACGGCGGCGTCGTCGTTGTCGCCGGCCGGGCCGTAGCGCGGCTCGAGCCCCAGCACCACGATCGAGCAGGTGCCGCCCGTCGTGTTGCCGGTGGTGATCTTGCCGCGGATGTGCTCCTGGTCGGAGCCCGCCAGGTCGGCCGCGTCGACGGCGACGATGATGACCTTGCTGTCGTTGTTGGAGGCGTGGGCGGCCAGCTGCGTGGCGGCCTTGACCGTCACGTTGCTGCTGCCGTTGCTCTCGCAACGCTCGACGACGCAGTCGATCGTCTCGGCTGCCATGTCGCCCAGGCGGAAGATGACCAGCGCCTTGCCGAACTTGGCCAGGCTGGCAGCTGTGGACGCCAGCGGCGTGGAGCTGGCGGTGCCGGTGGACCAGGCCAGCAGGGCGGCCTGTTCGGCCGCGGAGCCCTTGAGTGCGCTCATGGGAGTTTCCTTTGCTCAGATGTTGCAGCGGCCGATCAGCGCGCCTGCAGGGTGACGAAGTGCGACAGCGTGTTGCTGCCGCTGCGGCGCGCGATGGGGGCCGACAGCCACGGCTGGCCGCCGGCGCGCATGGTCCAGCGGAACGCGGTGACGCCCTGGTCGAAGTACAGGTGCATCGAGACGTCGCTCTTGATGCCGCCGGACTTGAACGGCGCGAAGTAGCCACCCAGGTAGGCGAAGATGATGTCGCCCAGGTCGCCCAGCGCGCTGCAGGCCTCGGTGGCGATCACCGGGCGGCCCAGCAGCGTGGCATACGGGCTGGCCGTCAGGCCGCCGGGCGGCATGTAGACGGGCATGCCGCCCACCGCGGTGCCGCTGGCCGACTTGACCACGGCACCCAGCTGCATCAGCTGCGGCTCGACGTCCTGGTTGATCAGCCACACCGCCCGGCTGCGCACGCTGGCCGGCATGCGCGACCACATCTTCACGATGTTGTCGGCGTGCACGGTGTCGTCGGTCTGCGAGCTCTCCTCGTTCACCGTGACCAGGCACGGCGAGTTCAGGATGCCCAGCATCTGGCCGACGCCGGTGCCGTTGACGATGTAGTTGTTCACCGCGAACTGGAACGCCTCGCCCGCCTTGGTGGTGAGGTGGTTGGACAGCAGCGGCGCGTCCTCGAGCAGCTCGTCGGTCATCGGCACGAAGGCGTAGATCTCGTGCAGCTTGACCGTCAGATCGCGCAGGCTGGGCTTGCTCTGCGTCATCGCCGCGGCCTCGGCCCGGGTGTACACACGCACGCCGGCGGTGGACCAGGGCGTGGTCTCGTCGGCCACCAGGCTGACAGAGTTGGACGACGTGGGCGCGGCATCGCACCGGCTGAACAGCGAATCCTCGCTGGTCATGGCCAGGTTGGCCACCGTGGAACGGAAGTCGGCCGGCACGGCGAAGCCGCCGTCCGCGCCGATGCCTTCGCTGCCGTAGGTGGTCAGCGCGGCACGCAGCCGGCCGTCCATGTTGCCGGGCTGGATGCACGCGGCGCGCACGGACATGGCCCAGTGGCCCATGCTCTGGAAGCCGCCGTTGCCACGCGCGGCCGCCCGCGTGGCGGCGGTGCTGATCTGCGTGGTCTGGATGTGCGGGTCGCGGCGCTCGCCACCGGCGCGGGCCTGCGGCCGGGCCGGGGTGTCGGCGTCGTCGTCACCGGCCGGCTCGCCAGCGCTGGCGGGCGTGCGGCGCGCGTGCGGCTGGCGCAGGCGCTCGTCCTGCGCCGCGACCTGCGCGCGCAGGCCGATCTCGCCTTCGAGGCGCTCGACCTCGGCCGCGTTGTCGCGGATGCTGGTGCGCTCTTCGGTGGTGAGCTCGCGGCCGGCTTCGTCGGCCTTGGCCAGCAGCTCCTGGTTGCGCTGGATCAGGTCTTCCTGGCGCGTGCGGTAGCCCGCGACGATGGGGTCTTCCGCGTCGGCACGGATGCCGATGCGCAGCGCGACGGCGACAAGCATCGCCTGCCGCGACTTCCAGAGGTCTCGATGGGTGTGGAGGCGTTGCATTGCCTGGTCCTTTCGGTCAAGAAAAAGGCCCGCATTCGGCGGGCCTGGGGGTTGAGCCTCGCGGCTCGGGGAACGCGGCAGGACTTACGCCCCAGCGCCGCGAGATCGGGCGGCCGCGCGGCTGCTGCGCACGCGGTCGGAAAGGGTGGCCATTTCGGCCCGGATGTCGTTGTTGCCGGGGTGCTGGCCGCCAGCCGCCTGGCCTTGCCGCGATGCCGAGACGAAGCGCCCCGCCATCTGGCTGCGCCAGGCGGAAGCCGAGCTGTGCGCGGCCATGCGCATGTTCTCGACGACAGCGGTGGCCAGCTTCGCGTCCACCGCCTCCTTGCCGTAGAACCAGGTCTCTTCGGCCATCTGCTGGCGCAGGCGGGCACGGTCTCCACCGCTTCGGGCGACGTAGACGTCGAGGATCTGATCGCTGGTGCGATCCATGCGATCGGCCAGGGCGCGCAGGTCCTTCGCGAAGCCCGCTACACCGCCCCAGGCTTCATGGATCATGATCGACGCCGATTCGCTGATCAGGATTTCCGAGCCGGCCATGGCAATGACGCTGGCAATGGAGGCCGCGGTGCCGTCGATGTGGGTGACGACACGCGCTTTGTGGTCCACCAGCTGGCGGTAGATCGCCATGCCGTCGAATACGTCGCCGCCCAGGGAGTTGATGCGCAGGTCGATCGTCTCCACCGGGCCCAGCGCCTTCAGCTCGCGAGCGAAGGCATCGGCGCTGATGCCGCCGAACCAGCCCTCGCCGACGTCGCCGTACAGCAGGATCTCGGCCACCTTCTGGCCCTTGGCCTTGAACGTGATGGTCACGGCTTGGCCTCCTCGGCGGTGCTGGCGGTGCTGGCGGTGCTGGAGGCCTCGGCCTTGCGCGGGCGCTCCTTGGGCACAGGCAGCAGCGGCTGAAAGCCGTCACGGCTGAGGTAGGTCACGCGGCTGGCGGCGGGCCGCAGCGCCAGGAACTCGGCGCGCAGATCCTTCAGTTCGGCAGCGCTCAGCGGTTCGCGGCCGAAGATCACGTCCGACGACAGGCCGCGGATGTAGAGCTCGCGGATCTCGCAGTCTTTCAGTGCCATGCTCGTCCTTTCAGTGCATGAGGGCGCGCGCCGCCTGGCGACGCACCCGTCCGACCGGCGATTCGTCCGGCTCGTCTTCGGCATCCACCTGTTCCGTACGTGCAGGTGTCTGCACCGGTTCCGGCGGCATGGCCAGACGTTCCAGCGTGGTCATGTTGCCTTCGACGATGTACAGATCGCCCTGCGGTCCGATCTCGTCCATGTCCTCCAGGCGGCACCACTGGTTGGCGTTGATGACGCCGTTGCGCCGCATGATCTGCAGGCCTTCCTGGCGGCTCTTGAAGTCGCCGCGCAGCAGGCCCTTGAGGTCCATCTTGGTGAACAGCCCCTGCCTGTTCTGGCCGAAGAACTTGAAGTCGGCCTCCTGCTCCACCCGCAGCACCCATGGCGTGATGGAGTCGACGACGACCTCGATGCTCTGGTGCTCGATGTTGCTGAAGGTGGAGCGCAGCAGGTGCATCACCTTGTGCGGCGGCACGCCGAACCAGCGGCAGATCTCTTCGATCTGGTGCTGCCGTGTTTCGATGAACTGCGCGTTCTCGGGCGTCTCGCTGAACTTCTTGAAGTCCATGCCCTGGTCAGTGACGATGATGCGGTGCTTGCGGCTGGCGCCCCGGTGCTTGTCTTCCAGCTCGCGCTCGAGCTCGGCCTTGGCCGCCGGCGTCATCTTCACGCCCTGGGGCATGGCGATCATCCCGGAGGGCTGGATGCCGTTGCCGAAGTAGGTGGCGCCGAACAACTCGGTGGCTTGGGCCCAGCCAAGAGACTCGGCCGCGTAACTGATGACGTCCAGGCCCACCGCACCCTCGCCAAAACCGCGCAGGTGGAAAACTTGCTCTGGCATCAGGATTACCTGCTCGCCACCGGGGCCACGCACGTTGTAAAGCAGTTCGCCGGTTTGGTCGTCGCGCTCGAACGTCACGCGGCTGGGGTGCAGCGGCCACAGCGCGATCGGGATGCCGCGGCCGTCGGTCACGATCTCTGCAACGGCGTTGCCGTACCGACAGGCCCAGCCCACCATGGTCTCGCGCCAGGTGAAGCTCGACATCTCCGCGTTCGGCCGGCGGTGGATCAGGTAGTCCACCGGGTGCGACGGAGCACGCGCGGCGCCGCGGGGGCGGTCCACCATCACCCGCCACGGCAGCTGCGCCACGGTGCGGCTGAGGTAGGTGATGCAGGCCCAGACGGTGGCATTCTTCAGAGCCGTGTCCTGGTCGACATAGACACCGGCCGCGCCACGGCGCCCGGTGAAGATGCGCACGACCTCGACGTCGCCCATCAGGGACTGCAGCGCGCCGCCGAGTGCCGCCCTCAAGCGCTGGTACACGTTCACGTCGGCATCCCTTCGCGTGCCGCCCGCTCACGGGCCAGCGTTTCGTAGACGGATTCGTTTGCCCCTGACTCTGGACTCAGCGCCATGACCTCGACGGCGCTGAACAGCGACATCAGCGGGTCGATCTTGGCGCTCCCGCTCGCCTGTTTCGTGATCAGCACGGCATTTCCCTTCGGTTCGACCTTGGCGTTCCCGACGCACCAGTTCATGAGCGGCTGCGGCGCGTGGCGCAGCGCCTCGCTCGACAGGTACAGCTCGGTCGACTTGATCGCGGTGGTGAGCCGCCATCCCTGCGACACGCCGACGATCTCGTCGTCGGCATAGCCGGTAGCGTTCAGCGCGTCCAGCGTTTGTTTGATGCACGCTGCGTCTACGCCGATCGCGCGCTTCTTGCCGTCCTGAAGTGATCCCAGCAGGCCGGCATCGTCGGCGCGCTTGATGATGGCGACGACAGCGTCGCAGGCTTCCTCGATCTTCTGGACGATCGTCAGGTCGCCATCGCGCTGAAAGTCCAGCAGCCGCGGCGCGATGTCCTTGCGGCGCTCGAGCACGATCGGCAGGCAGTAGGCGTGCGACCAGGACAGCAGGTCTCCGCTCTCCTTCTCCCGGCCCAGCACAGTCAGGCCGTAGAGGTCGTCGTTTCCGCCGCCGTCGATCGCCACCACCAGTACGCTGCAGCGCTCGAACAGCGCGTCGAGCGTGATGTTGGCGTCCGCCTGCTGCTCCCAGAAGTCGGCGCCTGACCAGCGGTCGGTGTGCAGCGCCAAGCCGATCTCGATATTCAGGTGCTGAGACGCCCAGGCGCGAAGTTCGGCCTCGCTCGTTTCCTTGGCGACAGCGTGCTCCTCGACCAAGCGACTGATCTGGATCGATCGGCCGGCGTTCGGCGTCACCATTGCCCAGGCCGCCGGATCTGTCCACGCGGCCTTGTCCTGCTGCATTTCGCGCGGGAACTCGTAGAGCACTGGAAGCATCGCTCCCTCGCGTTGGCCGTCGCGGATGTCGCGCGCCTTCTTCAGCTCGTCCAGAAACACGCCTGCCGGAGGCTCCTCGCTCTGCGTCGTGATGAAGGCCATGAAGGCCTCTGGGTAGGGCAGCATGCCGCCACGCAGCTGGCGCAGGGCGCTCGCCGCCTTGCTCATCTTCGACACGACGTGCAACTCGTCGATCAGCGCCGCCACCGGCTTCTGCCCTGTCAGCACCGACGGGTCAAACGTCATGATCTGCAGCTCGGCCTTTGTCTCCCGGTGCACGATGGTCTTCAGGTGCTCGCGGACGTGCAGCTTCTTCGACAGCACCTCGTCCAGGGCGACCGCGCCAGCCGCCGCGTCGAAGGCCAGCTGCGCCACGTCTTGCACCGGTGCGGTCATGATGAGCGTGGCGTTCGGGCGCTGGTTCAGCAGCAGCGCCGTCAGCATGAGCAGCGCACCATTCGTGGTCTTGCTGTTCTTTTTCGGGACCAGCAGAAACAGTTCCCGGATGGCGCGCTGTCGGGTCACTGGGTCGAGGCTGCCGAACAGGGCTCGCACGATGTCGCGGAACCAGTCGCCGCCGGCCTCGGCCATCGTCGGCGTGCCCGGCACGTCGGCCAGGCGCAGCTTGTTGAACACCGCCACCGCCCGGTCGCCCTCTGGGCTCACCGGCGGGAGGTCGCGGAACGGTGGCCTGCCGTCGCGCAGGCGCTGTGCCCAGTCAGGGCACGAAAGATCGTGACTCACTGAACCTGGGCGCCTGGGCTCAGCAGGCTGTCCCACTCGGTGCCGCGCGCTGCGGTCACCGCGTCGGCGTTGGCCTGCGCCTTCTTGCCGATCGGCTCAGCCTTCGCAGAGCCGGCACCATGCGCGGCTGGCAGCGGCGGCACGGCCTGCGCGGCTTCGTGCTGCAGATAGGCCCTGGCCGCAGAGCTGCTGCCCTTCTTGGCCGCCGCGTGCAGCGCCTGCAGCACCTCCATGCGCCGCGCGATGGCGCCTCCTGAAAGCTCGACCTCGAAATGCTTCTCCAGGGTGTCGCGGGCGATGCCCAGGGCCGTGGCGATGTCGACATGGCGCATGCCGCCACCGGCCGCGATGGAAACCTGGCGCCGCTGGGCAGCCGTGGGGGCGAAAGCCGGGCGCCCTCGCTTCCGGGCTACGTTCGCAGGCATGAATCGACTCCGGTCAGTTTCTCGTCAGGCAGAAAAAAACCCATGAATGGGAGGGAGATCGGTACGGAGAGCATGGCCCTGCAGACATTTCACCCCCCCCTGCCCCTTCGCGCCTCGGCTGCTGTCTTCTCTGCGTGGCACGGCCTGCAGATCACCTCGAGGTTCGAGTCGTCGTCCGTCCCGCCTTGCGCCTTCGGAATGCGGTGATCGACGGCAGCGTAGGTGCCAACGTGCACGTCATCGCGTCTCAGACACTCCTGGCAGACATCTCCATCCCTGGCCCTGATGCGCTTCACCGCCTGTTCCCAAGCCCAGCCGTAGCCACGCTCGTGACGGCTGCCTCTGCCTGGGTCAGAGAAACGAAGCAGACCAGCGGTTCCGACTCCGATGCGCGACGTCTTGGTGGCCTGCACCCGTGGCTTCGCGGTGTTCAATCGCCCCATGTTCGTGTGCCGCTGCCCATCGTGTGCGCCCATGAGGAGACCGTCGGCACCACTCGTCACCACGTCAGCGGCTGCCGGTGTTGATCCCACCTCCGGCTGGGTAGGCCTGTGCTCTGTGCGGTGGCCCGCGAGTGCTGAGCGATTGGCCTGGGGTTGGATGCGGAGGCAGGACTCGAACCTGCGACCTCGTGGTTATGAGCCACGCGCGCTACCTGCTGCGCCACTCCACTCTGAAACGACGAAGGCCGCGCAGTGGCGGCCTTCAGGTTGTTGGTTGTTGCTGGCCTTACTTCGTCCAGCCCTTCGACCGCATGCACAGGTCCATCAGCTTATTCCGCCGTTCTGCCTTCTCGTAGGCCGCCAGCATCGCGTTCGGGTCACTGGACACGGCGCCCTTCTCGGCCTCAAACTTGCACACGGATTCGTCCTGGGCGAGATTCCCGCCGTGCTTAAGCCAGGGCTTCGGCGCCGGCGGTGTGCCGCAGGCTGCGAGGAACAGGGCGGCGGTGAACGCTGCGAGCTTGGTCATGCTTGGTCTGCCGACACCGCCGCCTCCGAAATGGACGGGCTGGCCGGTGCTCAGTTGCGGTGCATTATAGGCAAACTCGGCGGAAGTCAAGCGCTGTCGTTTCCGATCAGCCGCTGACCCATCCCGACGACGCGGCCGAAGTTGTGCGCCCTGCCCTCGGTTGCCATCGCCAGCTTGGCGGCGTTGATCTCGACTTGGACGTTGTCGTTCAAGACCTTCATGTTCGCTGCGATGGCCATGCCCCGGGAAGCGTCCATGTTGCCAGAGCGCAGTTCCATGATGGTGGCGATGATCATGCGGCGCACATCGCCGAATGTCGAAAGCTGCTTAGTGTCTTCCATAAATGCTCCTTGGACCTAGCGCCCGGCAGTGGTGAAGAAGAATCGCCATCTCCGGCGACATGCGCTTGAGAGTTCCTTTGTCAGCCCTCAGCAAGTGGTCGAGTAACGCGCTGTAGCCTGGTTCATCGTCGTAAGCTGGAAGCTTCCCGCGGAGAAGGCCAACAGCCCACCACGCGTTGATCGGAACTAAAGACTTTGCGGTTCTGTTTGGAGTTCCAGATCCAGCTAGAAACGCAAAACGAGTAGCAATTCGCCGCAGTTCAGTGGGCGACAGCCAGCGATCTCTGCTCATGCGCTCAAGCGCCGACCAGATTCTTGTTCGTGCGCAACATCGCCTACTTGGGCGCGGTACGTAAGGGACCTATATACATAGCTAGCCAAAAAGTTCTTGACTAGCCGGACCTAGCTAGCCACAATGCGTTCCAACAGATCAGGAACGCGACGTGACCAAGCCCGAAACCCTCAGCGTCTTTGAACTGCTCAAGCGGTTCCCAACTGAAGACTCTGCGCGCTTGTACTTTGAGGGTCAACGCTGGGCAAGTGGCGCCTTCTGCGCTCACTGCGGAAGCTTCAATGTGGTTGAGGTCAAGAACCACAAGCCGATGCCGTATCGGTGCCGCGACTGCCGCAAGCACTTCAGCGTTCGCACCGGAACCGTTCTTGAGGAATCGCGCCTGCCGCTGCAGAAGTGGCTTATGGCTATCTACATGATGACCACCGCGCGCAAGGGCATTCCTTCGACGCAGATGGCGCGCGAGCTGGGCGTGACTCAGAAGTCGGCATGGTTCTTGGCTCAGCGGATCCGCGAAGCCTGGCTCGGCACGGCCTCGGCTTCGTCTTCTGGCGAAGGCGGCCCCTTGACGGGAGAGATCGAGGCCGACGAAACGTTCATCGGCGGCAAGGAAAAGAACAAGCATGAGGCCGACCGTTTGCACCAAGGGCGCGGCCCTGTTGGCAAGGCTGTGGTTGCCGGCCTGATGGAGCGCGGCGGCCGTGTTGTTGCCCGCCATGTGCCCAACACGTCGGCCAAGACGCTGCGCCCCTTCGTGGAGGGCAACGTGGTGTTTGGCGCGGTGCTCTACACGGACGAGCATGCTGCCTATCGCAGCGTGACTGGCTATGCACACACTTCGGTTAACCACTCGGTAGGTGAGTATGTCCGCGAGCAGGCCCACACCAACGGCATTGAGAGCTTTTGGGCGCTACTCAAGCGCGGCCACTACGGCATCTACCACTACATGAGCCACAAGCATCTCCATCGCTACATCGGCGAGTTCTCGAACCGGCACAACACTGCTGACTGCGGCACCATGCAGTTCATCGATATGACTGTGGCGGGCATGGCCGGCCGCCGCCTCACCTACAAGGGACTGATCAATGGCAACCAAGAAGTCTGAAAAGATCATCGAGCCGATCGACGCGCCTTTCGAGGCCGTAGCTGGGGCCGTTGCAAGGCCTAAGCAGGCCGCCCGAAACATCAATGCAAACAATAGCTTAGCGACGGTTCCGGCCACTCAGCAGGCCGCCCACAGGCAGGTTCCTCTAGACCTCGGCATCGAGATTCAGAAGGACATCAATGGCGTTGAGATGGGCGTGCTGGAGAACGGCATGCCGTACTTGACGCAGCGAGGCCTATCGACTGTCACTGGCGCGGCGCGAAGCCTGATCCAGACGATCACAAAGGAATGGGAGGACCACTACGAGGATGAGGTGATCGGCAAGGACCGCATCTCATTTTTCAAGCAGTACCTACTTGCTCGTGGGTTCAACGAGCCATCTTTGCACATCGAGACAGTGCAGGCCGGTTCTGTCCACTACGCATACCCTGATGTTGTCTGCATGGCGTTCCTGGAGTATTACGCCTTTGAGTCAACGGGGAACAACGCCACCGCAGTGAAGAGCTATCGCCAGTTCGCCTCTTTTGGGCTGCGGAGCTTCATCTACAACGCCCTTGGTTACTCTCCAGAACAGAAGCTACTTGATAGCTGGCGCCACTTCCATGACCGCGTAGACATGACGGCTACGTCGGTTCCCCCTGGCTACTTCAGCGTGTTCAAGGAAATCGCGGTCATGCTGGTGCCGATGATCCGGGCCGGCATCTTCATCAGCGACAGAGTGGTGCCAGACATTTCTGTAGGACGCGCCTGGAGCGAACATTGGGAAGCGAACAAGCTTGGCGAGAAGTACGGCAGCCGTACACGCTATGACCACGAATACCCGCTCTACTACCCGCAGGCAAAGAGCAATCCACAGCCATCGTTCTGCTACCCAGAGGAAGCACTCGGAGCATTTCGGGCTTGGCTGACCAAGACGTACATCACCTCCAAGTTCCCAGCGTACATGCTGGGGCAGACCAAGAAGGGAGCGGTTCCCATGGCGCTCGCTAACAAGGCGCTCAGCGCCTTTGGTGCTCAGCTTCTGGAGCCCCCGAAGAAGCGGATCAAGTAGCGCGCCGGCAGCCCGAGCATTGCAGCCATTGCCGCTGCAATTGGCTAGCTATGTATATAGTTCCCGTACGTAAAGCGGCATCACGCGCCCCTATTCACCAGCATCTGCCGACCATCCACGATCAGCCGCAGCAGACCCTCCATCGAATGCCCAAGCATCTGCGCGGCCTTCCTCGGGTTCGAGCGCTTGATGTAGCACCAGGACAGCGCCTGCCTGTGCGGTGCAGGGAGGTGGCTGACGGCCTTCTGCACCCGCTGCGCGTCGATGTGGTCAACCGGTTGCGCAGACGCCTTCCCATACTGCTGATTCGCGTCTGTGCTGCGGTACATCCTGAACATCGGGCTTGTAACTCCGCCTTCCGATCGGTTGAACGACCATCGGGCCCAGTTGATGAGCCGCAGGTCAATCGATTCCTGATGTGGCGGCACGTACCCGAAATCAACAAAGCTCATCTCATCTCTCTTCATCCCTGCACCCTCGCCACCCTGTAGTCCCGCCCGTTGATCGGCACGATCTGGCCACGCCGGAACTCCATCGGCGCCGGCAGTTCGGACCTGACGCGCGGGTCGTACTGCAGCGTGATCGGGGACCAGCCGCCGCGGCCGATGGGGCGCAGGGTGACGGTGACGCGGGTCATCGCTTGCGATCCGGGTTCGCCATCGCCACGACCATCGTCTGCAGGGTGCCCTCGTTGCGAAGGTGCATGCAGGCGGTCCTGGCCTTTTCGTGTGTCGTGTCGAACTTCGCCGCGATGTCATCGAACGACAGGATCTCGTCCGGGTTCTCGGAGAAGAACTTCCGCAGAAGCGGCGTCAGCTTCTGGGTGGTGCTCATGCCTTCACCTTCTGCCCGTAGTGCGCCAGCAGCAAAGCCTCGGCGCGGTTGTGGTCCTTCTGGCGCTTGAGCATTCCGGCCTGCAACGGGTACAGCGTGCGCGCCACTTCAAGGCTCTGCGCCTTCTCCGACTTCAGCAGCCCAAAGAAGCGCTTCCAGGTCGACGGCTGCACGGTCAGCACCTTGACGCCAGCCACGTCGAGCACCGCCTCGACGGCGCGCCGCGTGCCCATCAGCGACCCCATGGTGTGCGCCGTGTTCGGTCCTGGCCTGGGCCGAACGTCTTCGATGATCGCCAGCGCTGCCTCTCCGGCTGGCGACATGCCGCGGATGAGGTTCAGCAGTTGCCGGCCAGCAATGCGCTTCCCTGCGGCGTCCTCGACCACCGGAAGATCGACGATCGACGCCGTGCCGTGCGCGTCAATGGCGGACATCGCGCCGCAGACCCCGAGGTCGATTCCGAGGACGATCACCGCTGCTGCTCCAGCCGACGCTCGCGCCAGTCGCGCGTGATCTGCCCGGTCCATCCGCTCGGCGACTTGAACTCGTAGCGACCGAGCGGCGCCGTCTCCCGCGTGATCTTCGTCGCCGCGGTGATGATCGGATCGCCGGCAGGCATGCGCGCGTTCGCATCGCGGATGCTGGTCATGCGCTGCGCCGGCTTCTCGTCGACCTTCGGCGCGAACTCCGGCGCGAAGTACAGGCTATGGCGATAGGTCGGCCGGACGTTCACCAGGCGTTTGTCGCGCAGCATGCGCTGCAGCGGGCGCTCAACCGATTGCCGGTTGACGCCGCGCGCCTTGGCGATCTGCGACGGCTGCATGCCGCTCTCGCCAGCTTCGCGCACGAGGCGCACGATGTCATCCATCGCCACGGTCGGCGGGATCGGGGGCTTCATGCTGTTCGTTCTCCTGTCCCAAGTGGCCGCCCAAGCGGCTTGATCTGCGCCACGATCCGCTTGGCCCACTGCAGGGCCTCGGGATCGGTCTTCCGCCCTTCACGGTGCAGGTAGAGCACTCGCACGGCGCACAGGCGGATCAACTCCTGCTTCTCGGCGATGTCGACCGCGTCGTGGGGCTTTGTGGGGTGCTCGTTCATCCAAACTCCACGTTGGCGAAAAGCGGCGCGTCCTCGGTCACGCGGCCGTGAGCCAATTCGGCATACGCCTGATTCAGTTCGACCAGCACGGCATCGCGCTGTAGGCGGTCAGCGACCAACCCAGTCGTTCCTGATCCGCCGAAGGGATCGAGCACGATGCCTCCTTCTGGGCACCCAGCTGCAATGCACGGCTCGATCAGCGCGGCCGGGAACACCGCGAAGTGCGCCCCTGCGTATGGCTGCGTCGGCACCGTCCACACACTGCGGCGGTTGCGCCGGCCGGTGTCGTATTCGCTCTCGTCGCGGTCGGCCCGGTGCGTGCCCACGGTCTGCCCGGGTATCGCCTCCGCGCGCTTGCTGTGGTCGCGCTTGAAACTGTCGCGCTTGCTGCGCTGCCGCTGCGCGTAGGCCACCAACCCGGCCTTGGTGCGGTGCTTCTCGTCGCCGCTGTCCTCGTATTCAGCCGTGTGCTTGTGGCTCACGTTGCCGGGCAGTGCGCCGGTCGCGACCTCACTCATGGCCTCCGCGTCCCAGTAGTACCGCTCACTCTTGCTCAGCAGGAACAGGTACTCATGCGCCTTGGTGCATCGGTCGCGCACGCTCTCAGGCATGGGGTTCGGCTTGTGCCAGATGATGTCTTGGCGCAAATACCAGCCATCGGCCTGAAGGGCGAAGGCCACGCGCCACGGCATGCCCATCAAGTCCTTGGCCTTGTAGCCAACGGGTGGCGGCATCCACTTCCCGCCGCGCGGTCCTTCGGTGTCCATGCCGCATTCCTCCCACCGCTTGCCCTGCGCCCCGCCGCCGCTCTTGCCGGTGCCCGCGTAGCTGTCCCCCAGGTTCAACCAAAGCGTTCCGTCGTCGCGGAGCACTCGCCGCACCTCTCGGAATACTTCGACCATCTTCGCGACGTAGGCGTCTGGCGCGGCTTCAAGCCCGATTTGCGCTTCGTGCCCGTAGTCACGCAAGCCGAAGTAAGGAGGCGATGTGACGCAGCAATGCACGCTTGCGTCAGGCAGCGTCTTGAGCACTTCTCGGCAATCGCCTTGGAGGATGCGGACAGTCACAGATCCCCCATGCGATACGGCTCCGGCGCGCTGTAGCGGTCGGGCATGAACCGCAGCGACGGCCAGTCGAGCCAGAACTGCAGGCGACCTTCCCATTCGCCGTTGCGCTGCTTCTCGACCGTCACCAGCGCGTCGGGCTTCTCCGCCATCAGCGCGTCCATGTGGCCGGCTTGGTGCGCCTGGGCCTTCGCGCGATCAGCCCACACCGTGACCACGTTGGGCGCCTGATCGCTGATCGACCCGCTGCCCTTGATGTCGTACTTCGTCGGCGGGCTGCTGTCGTCCCCGCTCGGCGGCTTGCGGCAGTGCGTGATGAGGTGGATGTGCAGCCCGGTCTCGACCGCCACGCGGACCAGGCCGGTGACGAAGGTCTTCTGCTGGTCGAGGTGTTCCTCGCTGTCGACGACCATCATCATCGAGTCGAGGAAGACATGCTGCCCCTTGTGCTCGTCGGCGAAGTAGCGCATGAGGGCGAGCGCGCTGTCGCCGTCGATCTTCCCGACGTGATCGAACAGCCACAACCGGCCATCGGACCAGCGGCCAAGCTCGCCCAGCTGCTGCTCGCTCGGGCGGCCGACGCCGAATGCCTGCTTGGCCATGCGCGCCATGGTCCGGGCCGGCGACATCTCGAGCGACGCGATCATCACCCGCTGCCGCTGCACGCAGAGGTCAAGCGCTACCTGACTCGTGAACATCGATTTCCGATGCCCGTTGTAGCCCGCCCAGCACGTCAGTTCGCCAGGGCGGAACTCCAGGCCGCGGGCCTTGTTCGCTAGCATCGTCGGCCAGCGCTGGCGATCCTCGGCCGGCGCGAATTCGGCGCGGACCGCGTCCAGGAACTCCGAGGCCGGCTGAACCTTGGCCGTGAGGTCCATCGTGCGCAGGTAGGCCGAGAGGTCGACCGCTCCGTCGATGATGTTCATCGGATTCCCCAGCCCGAAAAGCACGCCCGGATGTAGGCGCTTTTCTCCGCGTCGCTCGACGTGCGCCAGTTGACGGCCGGCAGCGGCTCAAGGTCGCGCCTCTTCGGCCACAGCCTGAGCTTCGGGTACAGCGACAGGACAGCGGCCTCGTCGCCCGTGTCGGCGTCGCAGATGGCGATGTACGGCTCCGCGATGTCCCACAGCGCCTTGACGGTCGGCAGCGCGTCGACTCCCTTGCGGACGATCACGGCCACCTGCAAACGCCGCAGGCCAGTCCAGTCGTAGGCCTGGCCTGGGTCAGCGAAGACCACATGCCGGTTGTCCCAGATCCCGGTGTCGCCGCAGAGGCTCACGAGCACCGACTCGGACGCATCCATCCGCGAGCGGTAGGTCGGGAAGGCGCGGCGGATCTTCGCCATGTTGCGCGGCTCGCGCAGAGGTGAGGCTGTCAAATCGTGTTCCCCTCGAAGATGTCGCGGGGCCTGCCCGCGGAAGCCGATGAGCGCTCTGAAGGCCGGGCCATTTCGGCGGCCTTGCGCATCCAGTTCCGCCACCGACCAGGCCAGTCGGTCGCAGCGGTGGCGAAGGTGTGGTCGCGGAACTTCGGGGTCTCTGCACTGATGCTGACCCCGGGGCATTCGGACCTGGCCCAGGTCACCATGTCGTCGGTGACGACGAAGTCCGGTGGGCACTTCTTCGCGGGTCGCGGCTTGCCCGCGGCTACCGGAGTAGAACCGTTAGGTTCTACGTAGGTATTGGTGTCTGGTGTCTGGGGACGGGCGCGCGGTGCATTGCCTTCGCTATGCGTTCGCATTGCGTCCGGTGATGCGTTCGCATTGCCTTCGCTATGCGGTTGGCGGTGCGCCCAGCGTGCTTCCGCTGATGCCTTCGCTTTGCGCTGCTTGTCCTGGAAGCGGGCGATCTCCTTGTCGCATCGGCCATGGCGCCAGCCGTCTGGCGTCTCGGTGAAGAACTCGCGCAGCACGGTCTCGACGGCCTCGCGGTCCTGCTTCGACTGAGCACGCACCAAGCGGAAGACGTCGCGCGTGGCGATCGGCAGCGGCGCCTCCTTGATGTAGTAGGCGTCGAGCAGCCGGCGATATGCGCCGTCCTCCAGCATCGACAGGTGCGCGGTGTCGCGCAGATAGTCGCCGAGGTGGTGCTCGTAGTAGTTCACGCTGTGTTTCCTCCCACGCATGGAACGTGGGGGTACGCATTCGTGGGGGATGCGCCCACAGTGGCGGCATGCCTGTTCGGACACGTCGCAACACCATCGCTGTCGATCAGCGCGGGCTGGATGTAGCCGGGCGCGTTGGAGTCGGCCGCGTAGGTGAAGCGCTGGCACGTCCGGCAGATCGGATGCGGGCGCGTCGGGGTGATGCGGGACTTCCCGCCTGGGCAGATCACGCGGTGGCCTGCTGCGAAACGGCCCCCAAGTGAGGCCAGAACTTCGCAACCGAGTCGACGCGAGGATTCTTGGTCTCGCCGCCTCGGATCTTCAGCAGCGTGTGAAATGGCACCCCAGACAGTTCGGCCAGCCGCTGAAGCTGCCCCGTCGTCATGGGTTCGAGCGCCGATGAGACGTCGGCAGCAGTTGGCACGGTGTGGTCCATGCCTCAACGCTACCTTATTCGGTTGGCGCAGTCAACCGGATTCGGTTTGATCGCGGTGGCCCCTGTTTTTTGTAACAGGCCAACCGAATCCGGTTGACAAGCTAACCGTATTCGGTAAGATGCATCCATGCGCTGCCCAAGGCGCCCCACCGGGGCAGGCAGCGCGGGAGATGCGAGATGGGGGCATGCCTCAGTGAGCCGGACTTCGGCGTCGAGACGATCCCGGGCCTGCTGGTCGACGACCTGACACAGCACCGCGACGGCCAGCAGGCCGTCGTCCAGGCCATGCGCGCCACGAACGCCGAGCAGCGCGTCCGCATCGAGAAGCTGCAGGACATGCTGCACGAGACGCAGCGGCTGAATTCGGCGCTGGAGGCCAAGATCATCGCGGCGCAGGCGGTCGACGCGCGGCAGCCGATCGACTGCTACGGCGTGGCGCGGCTGGCGAAGAACCTGCCGACGCAGATCGACCTCGCGCATGTCGTGCTCGCCATCGGATCGAAGGCCCTGGACCTTGGGAACATCAAGGCCCGCGACCTGTGCGACGAGGCTTTCGACCTGCTCGACCCGAGCGGATGCGCGGAAAACGTCGCGCTCGATGTCGGCGACAGCCCGCGCCAGCGGCCGGAGGTGGAGTGATGGGCGAAGTCTTCTTCGGCGGCACCGACGACGACTACCCGTCGCAGAGCCACCCGTTCATCACCGGCCCGAGCGATCTGGAGCGGCAGGCCGCGCGCCTGTACCCGGACAGCTACTACCTGCGGTCCGAGTGGATGCGCGCGGTGGCCGTGGTCCGCAGCACCTCGCGCGGCTGGCATCTGGACCAGCCGGTGGAGCGCAGGCAATGAAGCGCGATCACCCGCCCATGTACTACGTGATGCTGGCCCTGTTCCTGGGCTGGGTCGCGGCAACCATCTTCGGAGGCTGAGATGCACGACTTCCCGAACGCGATGCCGGCACTGCCGCGCCGCATGGACGAGGAAACGATCGCGCGGCTTCGCGCCGCCGAGGGCCAGATCGACGACGAGCACGACGCGGCGCGGGACTACGAGTCCGAGGACGGGCGCGATGGCGCAGAGTTCGGTCCGTTCTCATGCCGCCTGATGTACGTCTGCATGCTGATCGTCGCCGGCATTGGCGCGGCTGTGCTCTGGTGGCCGCGGTGAACGCGCCCGAGAAGCTGCCGATGGGGTTGGTGCGCGGAATGCGGGCCGAGGACTACCACGCCATCGCCGCCATGTCGGCGGGCGGCCTTAAACGCATGCGCCAGAGTCCGGCGCACTTCTTCGGAATGCAGCTGGACCCGAACCGGCCACCGCCCGGGGAGCCGACGCCGGCCATGAAGAACGGTACGCTGGTTCACTGCGCGATCTTCGAGCCCGAGGCGCTGGCCGAGCGCTACGTCGTGAAGCCGGAAGGCATGAACTTCAGCACGAAGGACGGTAAGGCCTGGCGTGATGCGCAGACGGCCGAGATCATCGACGCCGTGCAGATGCAGGCCGCGCAGACTCAGGCCGCCGCGATTCGCGCCCTGCCCGACATCGCGCCGCTGCTGGCCGACGGCTATGGCGAGGCGTCCGCATTCTGGGTCGATGAGCAGACCGGTGAACTGTGCAAGTGCCGGCCCGATTGGACGAGCCCGACCGGCGAAGGCGTGATTCTCGTCGACGGCAAGACCTGCCAGGACGCCAGCCCCGAAGGCTTCGGGCGTGCCATCTGGAACATGAGCTACCACCTACAGGCCGCGTGGTATGCGGACGGCTTTCAGACAGCGACCGGCCTGCGCGTGCACGGCTTCGTGTTCGCCGCCGTCGAGTCGGCCTGGCCGCACGCCGCAGCTGCTTACATGCTCGGCGACGACGTGATGGACGCCGCGCGCCGCGAGAACCGGCGCCTGCTCAACCGCTACGCCGAGTGCAAGCGCATCGGCATCTGGCCGGCCTACGGGTCTGCCGTTCAACTGATCAACCTGCCCGCTTGGGCGCAACGACAACTGGAGAACGCTGAATGAACGAAGTAATCGAGTCACCATTCGCCGCGCGCACCGCCGTCGCGCCGCACGACAGCGCCGGCAGCCGCCAGAACCAGAGCCGCGAGCTGGCGGAGACGCAGACGAAGTACCTGATGGCCGAGCGCTTCCCGCGCGACGAGGTCGCCGCGATGGACCGTATCCTCAATGCCTTCTCGCGCCCGACGCTGGCGGAAAAGGCCGCCTACCAGTTCGCCCGCGGCGGCAGCGACATCGCCGGCCCGAGCATCCGGGCGGCCGAGGCCATCGCGCAGCAGTGGGGCAATATGGACAGCGGCTGGCGCGAGCTGCAGCGCGGCACCGATCCGAGCGGCGTGCCGTTCTCCGAGGTCGAGGCCTTCTGCGTGGACCTGCAGAGCCGCAACAGCAAGCGCCTGCAGTTCATCGTGCGCCACTGGCGCGACACGAAGCAGGGCGGCTACAAGCTCAAGGACGAGCGCGACATCTACGAGCTGTGCGCGAACCAGGCCCAGCGCCGGCTGCGCGCGTGCATCCTGGCATCGATCCCGGGCGACGTGACAGAGGCCGCGATGCTGCAGGCCGACACGACGCTCAAGGCGAAGGCCGACACCAGCCCCGAGGCCATGCACAAGATGCTGGAGGCCTTCGAGCCTTACGGCGTGAAGAAGGAGCACATCGAGAAGCGCATTCAGCGCCGGCTCGACGCGATCACGCCGGCCCAGGTAGTGAGCCTGAAGCGCATCTATGCCAGCCTGCGCGACGACATGAGCACGCCGGCCGAGTGGTTCGACATGGGCGAGGCGCCGCCGCCGGCAGATGCTGTCGGCAGCCTGGAGAAGGTGCGCGCGGCGACCGCGGCGAAGAAGACGCCGGCCGCCAAGACCACGCAGACCACCAAGACAGCCGCCGACTACATCGGCGAGATCGATGGCGCCACGAGCGCGGAGACGGCATCGCTGGTCCTGGACGAGGCAAAGGACGTGCTGACGTCAGAGGAGTGGCAGAAGGTCAGTGACGCCTACAACATGGCGTGGACGGAAGGCGCGAAGTGACCCGCCTCACCGAAGCCGAAACAGACGCAGCCATCGAAGGCGCCTGGCAAGCGCCGGGCCCGCGGATCATCTTCGCGGAGCCCGAGCCGGATGACTCGCCGTGCGAGAACTGCGCTCGGCTGCAGGTCGAGCTCGACGCCGCACGCCAGCAGATCGAGCACCTCAACCGCCTGGCCCTGCGCGCACGAAGCGCGACGGCCGGGCGCTGACCCATCACCGCAGCGGCCGGAAGCCCGGTGAGGCCAATCCTCCCTGCCGCCAATCAGCCCCGGGTTGCGCCGGGGCCGCTGCACCTTTCCATCGCCACAGCCTGAAAGGCACACGCACACCATGAACGCCTTCGACATCCCCGCAGAGACCCGCGTCAAGATCACCAAGGCCACGCCGCGCAAGGAAACGCACGGGAAAGAACTCGTGCAAGCCATCAGCCTGCGCATGGAATGGTGGCCGACCGACAACGGCGCCGTGAACCTGCTGCACGAAGGCCTGCAGGACGCGATCTGGTGGACGCCGCCGGAGGCCGCGGCCCAGGCCGATCTCGATGGTGTTGACCCGGTGAAGAAGCACCGCCGATGCCCGACGCTGCACATGCCGCTGAAGGTCGAGACGGCGTTCTCCGGCTACACGCTGACCATCGACCACGGCATCGACGAGACGACAGAGCTCGAGCTCTACGGCTGTGGCCTGGACAAATTCGCTGTCGACGCGAAGGAAGGCGGCAGCGTGGCGATCTCGTGGTCGCTGGCCTCGAATGCGTCGATCACGCCGCAGCTGGTCGGCGCGCTGTGCGGCCTGGAGGGGTGCGAGGTGGTGGTGACGCTGACGCCTCCAGCGCCTGACTCCGAAGTGATCGACGGCACCGGTGCCGCGTTCTCGGCGGATCACCCGGAGGCCGGCGACATGTTTGCCGCGGCGCATGGCGATGCGGTCGAGGGCGCGGAGGCTTGAACGGGCTGGTGAGCCGACAAGGAGGCGCTGATGAGTGACCGAAGCGAGACGAAGCCGCCCGCCGACGAAGGTCGGCTCGACCGGCGGGTTAGGCGCGTGGTGTGCGCGGCGCTGCGGGCGGCGGACGGACGGCTGCTGCTGGGCATACGCCACTACAGCACTGACATGCACGCGCAGCTTGCGCGCCGCGACGACCGCAACCGCTTCCAGCACTTGAGCGGTGACGACCAGGGGTTTGTGGATCAGCACGGCGTCTACATGACTCGGCGCGAGGCCTACGACGTTGCATTGCAAGCGGGCCAGATCGTGAACCACGACGCCTGCGAGATTGGGCGCCTGTACTCAGAGGCGTTGTATTGAACACAGGCCACGCTGTGGCCGGAGCGGAGTAACGATGGAGAACCCGACAACTGCCGAAGACATTGCATTCTGGGCGCAGATCGTTTTAGCCAATGTCTGGGCTGCGTCCGGCGCCGAATGGTGGGCAGTGCCCTTTATCTTGATGGCGCTTGCGCTGCGCCTTCCGTACTGGCTGCGCGCGTGGAAGCGGGGCCGCGTGGCCTAACGGGCCAGGTGAGCCGGGCGCGCGCTGATGTGTGACAACGACCCACTGCCGGAGCGCCTCGGCTCGACCTGGGGGTTAGGCGTGGTTCCGAAGCGAAGGGAACGATGATGAAACTGTGGAAGGTTGACGGCGTGATGTTCGAGGTGCGCGAGGTTGAAGGCACGCCATGGCCAGGCACGGACTCAGAGGGCGACGCCTGCTACATCAACAGCCACTATCCGACCAAGGCGGCGGCGCTGCACAAACTGGCCGATGAATGCGCGGCATGCCTACAGATCAATGCACGCACTCGGGCGCAGTTGCAACAGCAGATTGCCGCGCTGAACCAGCAAGACCTCGACGCGAAAGATGCCTACAGCGATGCCATGAGGCAACTGCTGCTGATGCGGGACGCCTAACGCAAAGCTAAACGGCGGGCCGTAGGCCCGTCCGTTTGAGCGACCTGTTAGGGCTGTATTTGCAACGAGGACAACGAATGCTGGAAACCGTGACCATTGGGCAAGCCACACTGCACTGCGGTGATTGCCGCGAAGTGCTGCCGACGCTGGCGAGCGTGGACGCGGTGATAACCGACCCGCCCTACAGCGAACGGTGCCACGCGGGCCACGATGCCGGCGCCTCGAAAGCACGCGACAGCGCCGAACGGCAGGCCCTGGGCTACCGCGCGCTGACGCTTGAAGACGTGGCGTACTTTGCCGAGCAGTACACGCGGGTGTGCAGCGGCTGGGTGGTGTGGATGACCGACAGCGACTTGGCGCTGGCTGTGCGCACCGCGCTGGAGAAGGCCGGGCGCTATGCGTTTGCACCGCTGCCCTTTTACCAGCCGGGGCGCGCTGTGCGCCTGAGTGGCGACGGCCCCAGCTCGTGGACGGACTGGATCGTGGTGGCGCGCACCAAGGCGCAGATGAAGTGGGGCACGCTGCCGGGCGGCTACGTGGCCGGGCCTGGCTGGAACGACAAGGCACGCATGGGCGGCAAGCCGACCCTGCTGATGGACGCGCTGGTGGCGGACTACTCGCGGCCCGGCTACACGGTGCTGGACACCCACATGGGCGCGGGCACGACCGGCGTTGCATGTGCCCGCGCTGGGCGGAAGTTCATAGGCTGCGAGGTTGACCGCGCGGCCTTCGATTTGGCGTGCCAGCGGATAGAAGCCGCTTACGCGCAAGGTTCCCTGCTGGATTTGGCACAGCCCGTGCCGGAGCAGCAGGGCATGGGGTTTTGAGCCCTAACGTGGGAGCTAAGTTGGAGACGACGGCGGCACCCAAATAACCGGAGCGCGACGGCTGTGGACGCCGTTGGCTCTCAACTTGAGCGAAGTGTTAGGCCCCAAAGTGGAGAACAAGATGGACGACAAGACGCTACTGCTAAAGGCCGCGCAAGCTGCCGGCTACGGGCTGAACGCTCGCAAGCAAAGCGAACGCGAGGCCGAGATGCCGAACGAGCCTTCGCTGTGGCTGACGCACGCGACATGGTGGAACCCGCTGACCGACAGTGGCCAGGCGCTGGACCTTGCCGTGACGCTGGAGATGGACATCGGGCAGATGCTCACCGAGGGCTGCGTGACCGTGACCGGCGTTGCCTTCGACGGCGAAGCGCTGGCGCACGACGTGCCTTGGGGTACGGACCCACGGGCCGCCACGAGGCGCGCGATTGTGCTTGTGGCCGCCGACATGGCGAACTGACAAGGAAGACTTGACACATGGCATGCCCAAAGTGCGGTTGCAAGACCGTGTACCAGCTCGATGACGAAGACGACCCGCAGGACGACCGGCTGCAACGCTGCGCAGCCTGCGGCGAAGTGTTCGACCTCGACGACCATGCAGAGGAAGACGACGATGAGTGACGGTGTGAACGCTTCAGGCCCGGCCCATCTGGCGCCGCAACCAGCCCCAGGGCTGCACTTCGATGCGCGCGGCGTGCTGGTGCCTGTGGAGCCCGACCCGTGGGTGCGGCTGATGATGCTGGCGAACGAGTACGCGGGCCATGTGGCCGACGCGGCGCAGCACCGGGCCGAGAGCCGCGCCGACATTTCGCGCACTGCTGCGCTGAAGACGCTGGGCAAGATGCGCGAGGTGTTCTTTGCGCACTGCAAGGAAGTGGAGCAGGGCACACGGCACGCATGCTCTATTGCCGTGTGGATGACGCTGCAGGAAGCGCTGGCGCCCGACGCCGACGACAAGGGCCTGGACGGCTGGATGCGCGAAGCAGAGCAGCGCGTGAAGCTGGGGCCTAACGGCCGAAGCAAGCGGGCCGCCGAAGGCGGTCCGCTTGGCTGAGAAGTTATGTGGCTGAATGAACGCGAGAGCCCTCCGCCGCCTACGCCTTGCCGGAGCGCTGCTGCGGCCGGCCATCGCAGACGTTGGCGAAGCGTTGCGTAGAGTCGAAGCGCTCCCGCACCCGGAACGTGAGAAGTTGCGCGAACTAGTGGACTGGGCAGAGGAATACGAACTGGCCTCGCCACCAGGAATCGAACCTGGATCTGCGCCTTAGGAGGGCGCCGTTCTATCCGTTGAACTACAGCGAGAGGACTATGAGCAAACCGACCGGAATCTACATCAACGCGCCGCTGCCGGACTACACGTATTTGTTCCGCTGGTGGATGACCGACGACGAAGACCCAGCGGGCACGCAAAGCCAGGTGGTGGTGGTGCGCAGTGACCACCCGCTGACGATGAAGGCGCTGAAGCAGCACCTCGAAGACCTCGGCGCCAAGCCGGAGCGCTTCGAGCTGGTGGAGGTGCCGCGGAACTGCGCAGCGAAGCTGGACACTTGGGAGCCATTCGTCGAGTTCGCCGTGGCCAACGATTCAACAGTGCAGCGCGTGCCGCTGCTGAAGGAGTGGTGGCATGACCACCAAGCGTGAAGCCCGTCAGGAGGCCGCCTACCAGGAAGGGCGCCGCGCCGCTGACGCCGGCCGCTGCGGGCACTCGCCATACGACAGCGCAGACCCCGGATGGGCCTGGATCGGCGGGTACGAAGAGCGCATGGGTGAGCTGGGCTCGCCGGCAGTGCGGATCTTCTGCTGGCGCTGTGAACAGCTGGGCGACCCGCAGCGTGCGGCCACATAACGTTCGAGCTAAGCGGGGCCAAACGGCCGCGCAGGAGTAGGAAGATGCAAACACTGCTGGCCGCCGTTTGGGCTCCGCTTGAGCGAGGGGTTAGGCGTCTGTTTCCGAAGCGAGAGGAAGACCGAATGACGATGACACAGCGATACGCCGGAATGCTGCGGCGCCACGCAGGCGAGTGGGACAAGCAGGCCATGCCGGTGCAAGCCGAGTGCGCCCGGCAAGCCGCCCGGCATATGGAAGAACTGCAAGCCAAGGTGGACGCGATAGCCAGCCCGTGGCAGCCCATTCGGACAGCGCCGAAAGACGGCTGGGGCGTGTTGGTGTTGCTGGAGGGCAGCGACATGCCGCACGGCGCACGCTGGCTGCGCGGCAAGGACGACCCGCACGCCACCGAGGCCACCGAAGGGCCGGGCTGGCACCTGACGTGGGACGGTTCGCCGGTGGCTGAGCACGACGGGCCGCGCTACTGGATGCACTGCCCCGATGACCCAGATGCTGGAGCCGATGAAGACGCCTAACGTTCGAGGTGATGCGTGACCAACGGCTGCACAGAGATTGAGGCGGGCACAGTGGACGAGGCCGTTGGGCATCGCCTCGACCGAGGGGTTAGGCCCCATGCGACGGCTGCGGGCTACGGCTGCATATTGGCCGACCCGCCCTGGGCGCTGACGATGGCCGGGCAGCGCAAGCGCGCGAAGGAAGGCAAGAAGCCCGAGGCGCTGCCGTACCCGACGATGACCATTGCGCAGATATGCGACATGCCTGTGGGCCAGCTTGCCACTGAGGACGCGCACCTGTGGCTGTGGACAACGAACCAGCACCTTGAGGACGGATTCAAGGTGATGCGCGCGTGGGGGTTCAAGTACCTGGCGCCGGTGCATTGGGTGAAGCCGACAGGCATGGGCAACTGGTTTGTGCACCGCACGCAGACGATGCTTTTCGGCTACCGCGAAAAGTGCAGGTTCCCGCTGGCGCGCTACCGGCCGAACGTGTTTCACAGCGGCGACCCGAAGCGGCACAGCGAGAAGCCGGAAGCGGCCTATGAACTGGTGGAGGCGGTGAGCCCCGGGCCGCGCTTGGAGTTGTTCGCGCGGAAGAAGCGCCACGACTGGCATACCTGGGGCAATGAGGTGCCATGCGATGTATTCATGGGGCCTAACGCTAGGTTGAGCGGACCGCAACGGCCCGCACAGGAGGTAGAGCATGGGACAAAGTAGCCGGGCCGTTGTGGGTCCGCTCGAACCGTCAGTTAGGCCGCGCGGCTTGGACAGCGTGCGCCTGACCGACAGCGACCGTGTGCGCGACGGGCTGGAGGACATGCTGACGGCCGCCATAGGCGACCACGGATATGACTTGGGCTTCGTGGAGCCAGGGCTTGCGCTGTTGGTGATCGAGGCCGCGAAGCGCGCAGAGGACCGCGAGGACTGGTTCCCGCGCGGCAAGTGGGCCACGGTGCAGGCGATGCAGGAACGCACTGAGCGCGAACTGCGATGGCTGTTTCGTGCGGCCTAACGTGGGAGCTAACTTGCGGGCCGCCTGCGGCCCGTCAAGTTGAGCGACGGGTTAGGTTTCACTGGCGGCGCACAAACAAAGGATGAAGATGGCTGAGAAAGTAGTGATCGGGAACGCGGAGCTGTGGCACGGTGACTGCCGCGAGGTGCTGCCGCTGGTGGCGTTTGATGTGCTGCTGTGCGACCCGCCTTACGGCATTGACGGTGGCAACGGTGGCGATGCGCGCGACTTCAACAAGGGCGGGTATGCGCTGACCGGCTGGCAGGACACGGAGGAATACATACGCTGGTGCGTGGTGCCCGTGCTGACGCTGGCCGTAGCCAGGGCAAAGCGCGCCGCGATTACGCCAGGCGTGCGAAGCATGAGCTTCTACCCGCGCCCCGCCGACGTAGGCTGCTACTGGACGCCTGCCGCCGCCACCCACGGGCCTTGGGGCTTCACGACTTTTCAGCCGATCCTGTACTACGGCAAGGACTACCGCGCCGGCAAGGGCGCCTTGCCTTCTGGCCGCGCACTGACAGAAGCCGCTGAGAAGAACGGCCACCCGTGCCCAAAGCCGCTGAACGCTTGGCAGTGGCTGCTGGACAAGGTGGCAGAGCGTGACGATGTGGTCTTTGATCCTTTCATGGGCAGCGGCACCGGGGCGGTGGCCTGCCACCAGATGGGCCGGCGCTTTGTCGGTGTTGAAATGGAGCGCGCGTACTTCGACATTGCGTGTGAACGCCTGCATCGTGCAATGGCGCAGGGGCAACTGCTGCCCGAACCACCGCGCGAATGCGTGCAGGAGGGTCTGTTGTGAAACCTAACGTTGGAGCTAAGCGGGACGCCGAAGGCGGTCCGCTTGAGCGACCAGTTGTGCGGCTGTAGCCGAAGCGAGAGAACGATGGCACGCAAGAGATTCAGATGGACCCGCAGCAAGTACAAGCACGCGGCGTCGCTGCTTCGGCTGATGTCGCGGCAGTTGAACTATGAAAGCTGCCCAGACCAGCCGCCGCCAGTGGTGCAGGAGCTTGTGGATCTGTGGAACCGCTACGCGCGAACTCCAGACCCGCTGCTACGGCCGTTGAGCGAACGCCTTAGCGACCGAGAGATTCCTTTCTGAGAGGACACCATGAAGCTGGAAGAGTATTGCGGCGTGTGGCAGACCGTGAGCGAGCGGGAGACCAGCGACGGCACCCGATACAAGATTTGCCAGTGGCGCTGCCCCAACTGCGACAAGGCGTGCTCTTCACTAGAGCTGGCCGGCGAGTGGTGCCACGGAGACAGCCTGGTGCAGAGCTTCAAGGAAGGCGAGCACCGGATCATGTGTAGTTCGTGCTGGCTGGGTGATGGCTACTTGCCGGCGCTTAACAAGGCGGTGAACGCACTGGCCTGCGCATGTGTAGGGACGCCAGAACCCGAGAGGTGGGAAGCCTACCAGGCAGTGTGCGCCGCCGTTCGTTCAGAAGCTCGGCGGCGTCCGCACCTTCAGGCCGACGAACGCCACAAGCCGCACAACGCCAGAGTTCAGCAGGAGCCACCGGCATGACCATGTTGACCGAAGCCACGACAGCGGAAGCCGGTGGCTCTCTGCTGCAACGAAGTGTTATGCCGCTGCGTGCGGCGTATGCAGACCCGCCGTATCTTGGGTGCGGCGTGAAGCACTATGGCGCCTTGCACGAGAAGGCCGCAGACTTCGACGACCCGGAAACGCACCGCAAGCTGATAGCGCGCCTGTGCGACGAGTTCGACTGCTGGGCCTTAAGCCTACACGAGCCGAGCCTGCGCACGCTGCTGGCTATGTGCCCCGAGGATGTGCGTGTCGGCAGCTGGAACAAGCCGTTCGCGTCTTTCAAGGCGAACGTGACGCGGGCCTACACCTGGGAGCCCGTGATCTTTAGGTTTGCAGCATCAAGGCCACGCACGCGAGAGCAGCCGACTTGGCGCGACCACTTGAGCGCGCCGATAGCGATGCGCAAGGGATTTCCAGGGGCCAAGCCGGAAGCCTTCAGTTTCTGGATTTTCGAGGGGATGAACCTGCAACCGACAGACCAATTCTGCGATGTCTTCCCCGGCAGCGGTGCCGTGACGGAGGCATGGCACAAGTGGAGCCAACGCCAGCAGCCGGTGCAGACCGGGCTGTTCGCTGCGGCATAACGTTGCAATTAAGCGGCTGCCGTAGGCAGTCCGCTTGAATTGCGTGTTGGGCCTGGTGCCGGAGCGTGACGGACTATGCACGCCACGAGCGGATGCCGTACCCGGCATGCGCGGACTGTATTAGGAGCCTTGCGAAGCAGGGCGATTGAAAGGCAGCGATGACCAAGGAAGTGAAGATCGGAACCGCCACGCTCTACCTCGGAGACTGCCGAGACGTGCTGGCTTCGCTGCCGCGCGTGGACCTGATGCTGACGGACCCACCCTACGGCATAGGCATTGACGGGCAGAAGGAAAGCGTGAACCGCAACCCGAAGCACAACCGCAAGGCGCACGACTTCATGGGCTGGGACAACGAGACGCCAGAGCGCCTCGTGTTTGAACTGCTGCGCTACAAAAGCGCGGGCCAGATTGTGTGGGGGGGCAACTACTTCACCGACAAGCTGCCGCACCCCACGAAGGGCTGGCTGTTTTGGGACAAGGGGCAGCGCGGGCTGACGATGAGCGACGGCGAACTGGCGTGGACCAGCTTTGACTTCCCGACACGCGCCTACACCCTGAACCGCGTGGCGCTGCAAGAGGACGGCGGCACCGAGCACCCGACACAGAAGCCGCTGCGGCTGATGACGTGGTGCCTGGGCCTGGTGCCCGACGCGCGCACGGTCTGCGACCCGTTCATGGGCAGCGGGACCACCGGGGTTGCGTGCGCGCAGCTCGGGCGCGAGTTCATCGGCATTGAACGCGAGCCGCGATATTTTGAGATTGCCTGCCGCCGCATTGAACAGGCGCAGGCACAAGGGACGCTCCTGGTGCCGGAACTACCGCCGGTGCCGGAGCAAGCGAGCCTTGAGGTTTGAGGCCCAACTTCAATTCGACGACACCACCTGTCCGCTAACCAGCCCGACCTGTCCGCTAACCGAGGCACCCGCATGGAAGCCGCCACCGTTATCACGACACCCACCGCGACAAAGCCCGCCAAGCTGGAAGACCAGATTCGCGCAGCGTGTCGCGTTCGGCACTACTCGCTGGCCACGGAGCGCGCCTACGTGTCGTGGTATCTGCAGTTCGTCCGCTGGGCCGGCCTCAAGCACCCGGCCACGCTGGGCGGCGACCGCGTGGAGGCGTTTCTCTCCTACCTGGCCGGCGAGCCGCGCAACGTCAGCGCAAGCACGCAGCGCCAGGCCTTGGCCGCGCTGCTGTTCCTGTACCGCCAGGTGCTCGGCCTGCAGTTGCCGTGGCTGGACAACATCACGCGAGCCAAGCAACCGCAGCGCCTGCCCTGCGTGCTCAGCCAGGACGAGGTGCGGCGCCTGCTGGCCGCCCTGCCACGCACCAGCGCCGGGCTAGCCTTGTCGCTGGCCTACGGCACCGGCATGCGCCTCATGGAGATCCTGCGCCTGCGCGTCAAGGATCTGGACTTCGACCGGCGCACCATCACCGTCCGTGGCGGCAAGGGCGACAAGGACCGCACCACCATGCTGCCGCGTCACCTCGATGCCGGCCTGCGCGCGCAGTTGGCGCACCGGCGCCGTCTGCACGACGTCGACCTGGCCCGCGGCATGGTCGACGTCGAACTGCCGCACGCCTTGGCCACCAAGTACCCCACCGCCGCGCGTGAATGGGGCTGGCAGTGGCTGTTTGCCGCCGCCGACTACAGCTCCTGCCC